AAATTAATATTGCAGATGAGCAAACTGAAGATTTACTAGATGATGCTATTCAATACTTTCAGGAAAGACATTTCAATGGTGTCATACAAACATTTTTGAAGTATAAAGTAAGACAAGTAGATATTGATAGAGCGAGAGGAAGAGGTGGTGATAACGCAGTTGGTATTGTAACTACCACAACAAGTGCAACCATCGTTGGTGTATCAACAGAATTTTCATTTGAGGAAGATAGTAACTATCTACAAATGCCTAACTCTGTGATTGGTGTTAATAAACTATTTCATTTTGATGGTGCAAACACAGTTACAAACAATATGTTTAGTGTAAAATATCAGTTGTTCTTAAATGATATTGCGTTCAATCTTGGATACGCTGGTATCTTGAACTATGCGATGACAAAGAGATACTTAGAAGATATTAACTTTGCACTTACAACAGAAAAACAAATAAGATTTAATCAAAGACAAGATCGTTTATACATGGACATGGATTTCTCAGCCATGAGTGTTGATGATTTTTTAGTAATTGACTGTTTTAGAATTATCGATCCAAATGATCATACGGGTGTATATAATGATTACTTTCTAAAAAGATATCTTACCGCATTGATGAAAAGACAATGGGGTCAAAATTTAATTAAATTTCAAGGTGTTAAATTACCCGGTGGTGTAGAACTAAATGGCAGACAAATATATGAAGATGGGCAGAGAGAGTTGGATGTGATAAGAGAACAAATGTCAAACACTTACGAGTTACCTCCTCTCGATTTCATAGGATAGTGGCATGGTTCTCAATCCCTTTTTTCAGCAAGGATCAACTAGCGAACAGAACCTAGTTCAATCTCTTATAAATGAACAACTTCA